ACTTGGATAAAATGGACAATTTGGTTTTGTTTTTCAGCAATCGCCGTTCTTGTACTTTTATTAACTAGTCTAGCAATAGCAAAGCCCTCTTCTGCATTAGAAGTGCCTTCTAAAGATGTAGTTTGTATGGCTGAAGCGATTTATTATGAGGCACGAAACCAAAGCTCAGTTGGACAGTTAGCCGTAGCAATTGTTATTCGTAATCGTATGAAAGACAAACGGTGGCCGTCCACTGCCTGTGGCGTTGTAAAAGATGGTCGATATTGGAAAGGCAATCCAATTAGAGATAAATGTCAATTCAGTTATTGGTGCGATGGTAAACCTGAACGATTTCTTGAAAAAGACGCATGGGAAAGAGCACTTAATATCGCTCACCTTGCCTATTATCATTCAATTGAAATTGAAGATCTGATGGGTGCTACTCATTACCATACTATCTGGGTTCAGCCGTCATGGGCAAAGAAATTTCGATTATCCACACAAATAGGGGATCATAGGTTTTATGAAAGCACCCAATAATACAAGTTTCTCGTTGGATGGTTTATAGGGTTATGGGGGAATCCTATTAGGTTTCATAGAAAAAGAAAGAGGAGCCAACGAGAACATCCTTCACTTCTCTTTCTTAACCCCCACCATTTTATAGGAGCCGAAAAATGTATGAATACGCAGTTAAAGAAGTTGTGAGAGTTGTTGATGGGGATACCGTCGATGTTATTTTTGATTTAGGGTTCAGTCTTTTTAAGAAAGAGCGGGTTCGTCTCGCTGGAATTGATACCCCCGAAAGCCGCACTCGTAATCTTGAAGAAAAAGAAATGGGCTTAAAAGCCAAGGACAGAGTCGTTTACAAATTGGACTCCGCTGAACAAATAGTATGCCAAACTGAAAAAGAGGGTAAGTATGGTCGTATCCTCGGTTGGCTTTACCTTGATGGCCAACAATTGTCGTTCAATCAAGAACTCATCGACGACGGCTTTGCATGGAAGTATGATGGTGGTAAAAAGTCTAAAGATCTCAATGAGTTAAAGATTCGTAATCAAAAATATATGTCATCTACCTATGGCGAAGGAGTTGATTTACCTAAGTTGAAAGAAGACTAGTTGAGTAAAAACCGTTAGTGTGAAAAATACTCGCGCTTTATATTTTAGGGGTAAACGCTAACTAACCAAGAAAGGGTTTAGAAAATGAAAAAATTTCCATATTTTGTTCATGGCAGTCCCCGAGACAGGGGCAGCGCAGACCGCTACTACCAGCGACCTTATGAACCACACTACTATCCTGACGGAACTTACAAAGGGTATCGTGTTACTGAAAAGGATATGTCAATGCAACAGATAGCCGAGTACACGAAAGGCTGGGAAGAAGAAACAGATAGAAAGGATTGGGGTTAATTATGACTGCACTTATTTTTAGTATTGTTATTGGTGGGTTATTCCTTTCCGATAATAAGGATTTTTTCGAAACCGCGATAAAAGAAATGCAACAAGGAGCCACATGGCATTATGTTGGCAGCTCTCCTCTTGACCCAACCGCTAAATCCATTCCTGGACAAATATGCGAGGAATATGGCACCTGTGGTGAAAAGTATATTCTTTGGAAACTCAAGAAATAACTGAATGTTTTTGAGTAAATAACCCTTTTGTTCTTTAAAGTGGGCTTTACTTTATAGGGGTAAACGGTAACTAACCAAGAAAGGGTTTAAAAATGGCTAAATCAAAAATTATATGGCGTGAACCAGAAGATGCAGGAATGGTCTTAGGGTTTTATTTACTGGCAAAGGCTGGTCCAGCATTTCCGTTAATAGTTTTAGGACAATACTGCACTGAAGATGATGAGTATTCAAAATGTGATACTGGCGAAGAATGGAAAAAATTTCTCCTAGATGAAGCGGTGCGCCTCGCCGAAGAAAAGGGGCTAGGGTCAGAAACTATGCTCATTGTTGCTTCAGAAAAATATTTACTTCTAGGAGAAAGCTAATGTGGAAAAAAGTTGATATTACTAAGTATCCTTTCAATCTTTTAGATGAAATTTGGGCTAAAAATAAAGAAGCTCAAATTCTAATGAATATTTTTTCTGACGAACTGGGTGAATTGAATCTTGAGTTCTTTGACTCAGAAACTTCTTCACCGCCGCCTATCCCCGACGAATTAAAAAAGTATTGTCCGGTGGAAGATCAAGATAAGGATTGGTGGCCCTCTCAAATCAATTGGTTTGGCGCAGAGTGGCAAACGTGGTTTTACCTCAATTTATCCTTTATTGTAACGGGGTATCGGAATCCTAAACTCGGAGGAGGTTGGAATTTAATTGAGTTTGAAGGTCTTTTGCCGATTTTCACCCGCCCTGCAAAAAATTGATGGTGCCTATATATATGACTCGAGAAGAGGGGTACTCTAAAAAATTTTTCAGGGATATTTACCAATATGCCAATATCTAGTAAGCTAAGTCCTTGAATTATGGGCGTTTGTTTCATATTGGTACTGGGTATTGGTACTTATTGGCAGTTCAGTATCAATATGTCTCTCAACTTGCCGTGAGGTTCAAGTTTTACTTTCATATATTGTTCTCGAGGTATATTATAGAACTCAGATGCCTAGAAGAAAGATAGATACAATAAATCCTGTGGTCTTGAAACCACTCACGCCGCGTCAAAAACAATTCGCTGAAGAAATTGTTTTGGGGCGGTGCTCTCAGACTGAAGCGGCTCGTCGTGCGGGTTACGCTGAGTCTTCAGCTGCGGTCAGGGCATGCGAACTTTTAAATGTTGCTAAATTTCCAAACATCGCAAACTATATCAACGACCTTCGTCTTGAACTGAGTAAAAAGTATGAGGTCAGCTATGAAGGCCACCTTCGAGATTTAGGAGAACTCCGTGATCGCGCGGCTGCAAATAATCAGTTCAGTGCCGCCATTAGCGCGGAAACTCACCGTGGGAAAGTTGGGGGCTTATATGTTGATCGGAAAGAAGTTCTCCATGCGCATATCAACGCTATGAGTAAAGACGACCTGATCAATCGTTTAGAGCAGCTTGATAAAGAAACCGATGGAGCGATTAAAAAAGTCATAGATGCAGAGTATAAGGATGTCAGCCAAACCTGAATCTAAACTATGGAAGTCGTTACGGGATGGCATTACTGACATACACTGGGTTCGTATTGAATCTTGGTCGTCTCCTGGAGTTCCGGATGTAAATGGTTGCGCGGAATTTGGTGAGTTTTGGATAGAACTCAAGATAATAAAAAATAAAAGGATTAACCTGTCGCCTCATCAAATCGCTTGGCATTTAATAAGGTCGCGTCACTGTGGTCGCTCTTTCATCTTAGCAAGGGAGGCAGGAAAGGCTCCCTTGTTTTTGTTTTCCGGGAAAAGAGCAAAAGAGTTGGCGGACAAAAAGATCGGTGAGATCCCCCAGATCACGGAGATCGCGTATCCTTATGACTGGGCCAAGCTCCGAAAAGCTCTAGAAAAAGAAGATTAATTATGACGAAAAAGAGCTTTACTCCGAACGGGTCTTCGTTTATAGTTTTTCATAGTTAAACGGTTGGCGTTTAACCATAGCCAGAAAGGAGAAAGAACCATGGCTGCTAAGAAATCTAATTCAACCTTTGAAGTGTCTGAGGATTTTTTGACCGGAACTGAATCTGAACAGGACAAGGCGGTTCGTGCTTTTCTCGCTGCAAATCCTAAAGCACGAGTAGAGCCTAAGGAGAACGGCCAAACTGCCCCGTTCCTTCGTCGTCAAATCGGCAAACGGTTTAATATCTCTGAGCGAATTAACCAAGGAGGGGATGCGAAGGAGATTTTAAAGTTTGCTCGTGAAAACGGTGGCGGAGAACGTGATGTCGCGGCTCACCTTGCAGGTGGCTTCAGCCGAACCTCTAAGTTTTACGGTCAATCAATAATTACTTTACACACTGCGTAGTACACCTCCCAGACTACTACTACTACGCCAACTGGCCCCGCTTCGGCGGGGTCTTTTTTTGGTCGTCGTTTGTCTGTCGTCGTCGCTTTGTCGCTTCAGATCGCTTAGATCTAACCCATCCTGACCATGCCTACCCTAACCTAGCCTGACCTTACCCTCCATAAATAGTCTTGATCGTGTAGATCGTGTAGATCGTGTAGATCGGAGTAAGCGCACTGGGATTAACATTGAGTAAATAACAGTAGTCCTCACGTAAGTGGGCTTTATATTAAGGGGGTAAGTAAAACTTAACCAGGAGGGTTAAAATGTCTGAAGACAAAAAGCTTGAGTGTACAGTAGGTGGGTTGGCCTATGATATGGATGAGGACGAGAGTACCCGATACGAGGTGTACTTAGATATGAAGGATGGTGTGCATGGGGTAAATAAAACCCCCGTATTACAAATCATTGAAGTCCATTGTCACACCGTACAGGGTGAGATCACAGCTAACCGTGTTAATATTGACCTATTTGAGTTAATGAGTGACAAGCCCAGTAGTGCCATAACTACTGAGTAACTAGACGTAAAAGGGCGGGTGTAAAAAGCTCGCCCCTTTATAATTAAAAAGTAGCGTTAATAAAGACGCTACCTAACCAAAGATAAGAGGTATAAAAATGACATCAAATAAATTACCATCTAAAAAAGCAAGGCAGTTAGGCCCAGATATTTGGACTTTTGACGGCTACCCCGACGATGAACCAGTGGACGTTGGTACCGAGTGGGCAGTTATTGCTGATGGGGAAGGATCGGGTACTCTCGTAACCCGTATAGCGGCGCATAAGATGGAAGCCTTTGACTTTACCCCACCTATACCCTACCCCGACGAACCCTGTGATTTAGCTAGCGTAGAGTCAGTAGCGTGGAACGATCTTAAAAGTAAGCCCGATATTATTGAGAACGTAACATGCGTAAACCTTTACCAGTTAGTAGGGCGCTATTATAAGTATGATGAGGTTGAGTATCAAAAGGGTGTAGATGATAATACATATACCCCCATCCCAGAGCTAGGCTTAGTGCCACAAGGGACTAAGTAAGACGTAAAAGGGCGGGTGTAAAAAGCTCGCCCTTTTTATACTAGGCGCGTTAACCGTTAATAACCAAAAAGGGTAAAGTCAATGAAAGCTATGTCTCGTACAGCTGAAGAGCGTATTCTTAGAGAGCAGGTCGCGTATATGCTTGTTGATCTTAACGAACTTCCTATTGACCAACGTTTTCAAGTAGTCGAACATTATTTCGGTCTACAAGGTTGTCGGATTGCTAGGGAAATGCCTGAGGCGATCCTAAGAAATTGGGAGAAATATTTTCAAGAGGAGAGAGGCTGATGTGTGAAAATACTGTAACCTATACTTATGACGATGAAGAAAAATTCAGCGTCTGTGGAGAAACGGGCTATCACGGTGAACGCCTTGTTTGCTTCGAGTGCTCAGTGAAAACATTAGCAACTTTAATCAAAGATAAGAGAAGCCTTGTGCTTCGCAACTGAATACCCTCGGAGGCTGGTTACCTCCACCTAGAAGCGATGGTTCCTTATGATTGGGGCCGTCGTTTCTTTTTTCCTTTCCTTGTCGCTTTGTCGCTTCGCTTTGTCGCTTCGCTTTGTCGCTTACATCAAGATCGTCTAGATCGTCTAGATCTCCCACATGTATTTATGCGTGGGCGTGGGCGTGGGTGGCAGCAAGGGGTGCAAGGGGGTAAAGCAGGGGGTGTTGCATAAATACCACACCTACAAATAAAATACACAAGGGGGTAAATAAATACTTTAGTGGGCTTTACATATACCCCCCTATACCCCATAGTACACAAGTACCAACAAGGTACTAACCATTAACTAAGAAGGGTATACAAATGACTAAGCAAAACAAACCAACTAAACAAGCTACTTTCGAAGCCCCAGAAGGGTTTAATGAAATGCTACTTAAACAGCAAATAAATGCAGTAGCGGCTTGGGTAGCGGCTAACCCTAACGCCACTATACAGCCTACCGCTATAGGCGAGGGTGGCTTACCAGCATACCTACGTAGTGATACCGGTAAACGTGCAGACATAAACCGCATGCTGGCAAGCCCTACCCCAGTAGCCAAGTTTATACCCGAAGCCCGTAAGCTAGGGGGTGGCTATACAGACCTAGTAGCTGCATTAACAGGTGGCTATAGCCGTAGTGCGGTAGGTTACGGTAACGCGGTAGTCAAGCTAACCGCATAGGAGTCTCAAGGGGGTAGCAAAACCGCTACCCCCTACCCCCTACCCCTACCCCCCCTAAATAGCGCCGCCGCCCACCCACCCGCCCTCCCCAC